TACCACCAGAGGATGCTACACTAAAAGAAAAGGAATTGTGGATGACCGAGTTACTAAGAGAGATACGACTCAATGAAGAAGGTAAATGGAAGCCAAAAAAAAAGAGCCGTAAAAGAAAATGACACAACGACAAGCAGTAATATCCGATAGTGTGATAGATTAATATTATAAACACAATGGCAAAGATGGAAAACAAACCATTCCCTTTAAAGCTTCTTAATATCATATTATCTCCAATTGCCCTAGTTGTTTCCTTTTTACTTTCTATTATTTGCCTGCTTGCGGTATTTATATCTGTATTTTTCCCAATCCTGGTAGTATTTGGATTATTTTGCTTTTTTTGTACTGCTATCAAGTAGAATTTGACAAACATTGCCGTGTGTGGTAAAACATAAGAAGAGAATTAAAAGAGAGGGGTCAAAGGGAATAAAGGGTAACAGTACCGTCTTGAAATCAGTACCCTCGAAAAACCCGTAAGACTGCTGATAATCAAGGCACCCCTCTTTTATTTTTTTTAACCTATGCAAGAAATGAAAAAAACAATCGATAGAAAATGTTTTTACTGCTCCGAGGGGGTAACAAAAGAAGATGCCGTCTATGCATGGCTTAAAAATGCTGAATATGTTTTCCACAGAAAGTGTATGGATCCATTTTTCACAAAGTGGCCACAATATAAGGACACGTTGATTTTATCAAAAGAAAGTAATTTGCCAGATGGCATTTGGTATTTAAAACCCCATGGGCAGACCCGTCCAGGGAAAGAAGATATTACGCAAATTGGATGTTCGCATTGTCACTACGAAGAGTTGCACACTGGAAAATGGGAAGACTGGGCATGCCCTGCATGTGCAAAAAAGTAAACTTGTTGTTTTGTTTGAAGTATTGTGATAAACTGCCATTATTATGGAAAGAGAAAAGTGTTCTTTAATGGAATTTGCTTACAAGTTAGCAGAAAAAAGGAAACTTGACCAAAGCAAGATTAAGTGTCCCTATGAGGCTCCTTGTGATGGCACCTTTTGTCCAATGATTGAAGATGAGCCAGAAGCACCTGTTGACACCACAACACAGACAGAAAAATTTCGAGCAAAATTAGAAAAAACAGCAGAACTAAATATTCCAGTAAAAGAAGAAAAACGCGGCACAATATATCAAAGTTAGGACATGGTATATACAGAGATATACACACTTTTTATATAGACGAAATACCCTCATTTTAGCCTTGATTTTAGCCTCTTAGCGGGTTACCATTAGTTAATGGAAAGAGGATTATATCGAGGACCAAGTGAAGAGGATTTTTCCTCAACAAAAGAAATTAGAAAAGAGTACGCTTTGCGTGGAGATATTGTAGAACCAGAGATTATTACACCACTTCCAATAGAGCGAGGGTTTAAGGATTACCATTCACCAAGATTTAGACAGAGAGCTGAGCAGTTCAAGGAAAACTTTGAAGTGCCAACCAACCATGTGGAGATAAGGTTGCCAGACACGGTTAATTGCATAAACTTTATACCCGATTTGCACGCAGGTTCAGGATTTACCGACTATGAGAGAATAGAACAGGAAATTGATGTAATTATGGGCACTCCAAACTCGTACATTATTTTTATGGGCGATTTAATTGACGGATTCTTCTTTAACAGTGCACAAATGGAGGAAATGGAGCAGACACCGGAACAAATTAAGTACATGAAGGCATTGTTTAAGCACGTTTCTAGCGATAATCGATTATTGGCTGCACTTGGAGGAGATCACGACTTATGGCCAAAGAAGATGGGAATCAACCCATATGCAGACTTTGCAGAGACTTACGGTGCGCACTACTTACAAGGAATGAGCTATTTAACACTTTATGTCGGAGAACAGGAATATCACATTACTTTAGCCCACCAGTTGCCAGGAAGCTCCATCTACAACAACACACACCCCCAAATGAGGGCCGCTAATAGGCATGGAGGGGCTTTTGGAAGTGATATTGTAGTGTCGGCCCACAACCATAAGAAGGGGTACAGTAGAGACACTGTTAAAGCCTTCGGTAACAAAAGACACAACGTTCATTACATAGCACTAGGTCCTTATAAGTCACAAGATGACTATAGTAGAAAAAATGGATGGGTAGTGCAACAACCAGAAGAAATGTATGGGGCAAGCGTAATCTTGAGGCCAGATAGGAATGAGGTTGTATATGAGCACAGCATCTTGGGTGCTGGTGAGGAAATGGACCGTCGAAACAAGACTTAAACTTGACAACTGGTTCAGTCTGTAGTAGAATTTGTTAATCAAGTTAAAAAACAAATACGAAAAATGAAAATTAAAGTAAAGTGTGATGTCTGCAGTAAAAGAGCAAAAAATGTTTGTGTCAAGAAGGGACAGAATACGTGCATGAAACATTTTGACAAAAATGCTCCAATTAAAGAAGTGTCTGAATAGTGTCGAAACTTAAAAGGAAAAAATGCAACCAGTGTGGTAAGAAAAAAACACTTAGCTGCTTTAATAAGTGTTTACCGGCTAAGGACGGGCTACAGCCCAGGTGTAGAATATGCGAGAAAAAATATTACCAGAAAAATAGGAAGAGGATAACGGAAGGGTTTATATATTATAACTATGGATTAAAACAAAAGGAGAAGAGTTTGATTTATCGCCATCAGAAACAGCGTTGCCCTATTTGCGGCAAGAGAGTTTTGTTGAAGGATACTCATGTAGACCATTATCATCAGCCAAAACATAAAAATAAAAAAAATAGTGAAATTTCTGCAAAAGAGAAAAGAAAGACCGTTCGCGGATTACTTTGTAGAGATTGTAACCTTTATATAATCAGTGCCATAGATCGTTATGGTGAAAAAAGGTTTTTAGAAATGGCTAAGAGGGCTGTTGAGTATTCAAAGAACTTCCCCGCGCAAGTGGTACTTGACAAATAGCCATTTTTGTGTCATTATAAGTTAATGAAAAAAACATATTTTTATTTAGTAAAAAGTGGTGAACTGGTAGAAAAACCTGCCAAAGAGATTGAGTTAATGGGAATGAAGAGTTTTTTAGAAAGTCCTTTTGTTTTAAAATACTGGCTGACAACAAAAAAGGAAGACGTTGAGAAGATTAAGAAAGAGGCCGCTGAAATAAACAAGAAGGTTAACAAGATTAGGGTCGTTGAAGGACTTAAATGAAATATACAGGAGAAAAAAAGAGAATTGACAACAGGGAGATAGCAAAGTATTTTAAGGTTGACCGAAGGACTGTTCAGAGTTTCAAAAAAAGGTATGAAGAGGAAAAGGGAAAAGAGTTAGATTTTAGATTGGCGGAAGATGTTATTTCTTTTATTGTGTGGTTTGATTATAACAGGTAATTGACAATATTAACAATTAGTTTAAATTAATATTATGAATGAAGACAGGTGTCCAGTTTGCAACAAAAAGATAGAGAGCTTGCACGACTTGGTTGTACATTATTTAATAACCCACATTGAAGAGGGGGGCGAAGTCGAAAGGCTTTTAGAGATGGCCATCTTTTCTCTTATAAATAGTGGAGGAGAAAAAAGAAAAGAAGCTTTATTTAAGGACATGATGGTTGTCGTGTCAAAGATAATTTTAGAGATTGCCGAGTGCGAAAAAATAAGGTAACTTTAAATTAAGAACTTGTAAAGCCTACTATGGGTTTTGAGGATGTTGAGTTGCAAATTGTTTTAGAAACGAAATTCTCATTTTCCTTACGCGTTATAGGCTTTATGGGTTTTTTGTATTGACAAATGATGTTTTAGCTATATATACATTATGTATGGCCAAAATTATTATAAGCCTTCCAGAGTTGTTGTTAGGAGAAATAGATTCTTATTGTAAGATTAATTCTTATAATCGTTCAGAGTTTATTCGCTATGCAACTCGCGAGATTATTAATGAATCATTTAAGAATGTTCAAAAAGTTAATACAAAGGCTCCAAAAAAAGAATAGGGTTCAACCAATTAAGTCTTGGGAAATAGTTGACAAAATGTACGCAAGTCCAAGACCTGACAGTGAAGTGTTGACCAAAATTGACGGTTATACAGCAGAAAAAGCTCTTTTTGGGGTTACAACAATTATTTTTCAAGATAAGTACACTGGAGAGATTATTATCAAAGAAGTTCTTGGTGGCAACGAAAAGTCAGTAGACGAAATTTTCAAGAAGGCATTGGAGCGCGGAACGGTGAGATATACCTGGGGGGATGAAACTTTTATAATTTCAAAACTTTTAAAAGGAAATACAGAGCCGGTTAAAACAATAGATGGACTTCCTGTTAGAGCACCGCTCCCATACAAGATTCCAGTCTAGATACATGTCCAGCAAAAAACCCAAAGCTCCATTACCAGACACAGCACATAAAGCAAAAATAACAAATAAGGCTGTTGAGAAAAGAAAAACTAAAGAATTAAAACTTCGACAGTTTAAGAGGACGGATATGTTTTTAGAAGAGTATCTAAAGAACGGTGGCAACGCAACAGAGGCTGCAATGGTTGTTTTTAATCCTTCCACAAGAGCCAGCGCTGCGGTAATGGGTAGTAGGATACTTAAACAGGCAAAAGAAATTGGGAGAATATATTTAGAGACAAAAGGTGTTGGATATGGAAAATTGTTAGATGTTGCTGTTGAAAACATGGAAAAGTCTAAAAAGACAGAATGGTGGGACAGGTTAATGGCTATTTCTGGGCACGAAAATCCAGTTAAGGATGATAAGAACAAAATGGCTCCTGGAATTGTCCAGATTATAGGCGGACAACAAAAAATGCTTGAAAAGTACATTCTTGAGGGTGATGAACCAGAGGAGGGAGAGGTTGTAGATGAAGATTAAATATATTGAGTTTATAGAAGAAAATTTTCAAGTTTTGGATAGGGAGACTCAACTTCCTGTTCCATTTAAGTTAAACAAGGTTCAGAGGAAGTATGTGAACATTTTAATGAAGGAGAAACCGGACATGGATGGAATACGAGACATAATCTTAAAGGCTAGGCAGCAGGGCTTCTCGTCTTTAATTTTAGCACTCTTTGCCGTAGACTTCTTGTTTCGCCCATATTCGATTTCAATCTGTATATCCCATAGGAAAGATGCTACGGAACTTCTTTTCAAGAAGGTTAAATTTTACCTAGAAACTTACTGCGAGAAGAATGGGCTAGACATGTCCAGCCTTCTTAAAACCGATAGTAAGAACATGTTAGAAAATGCTACCAATAATGCAATGTTTTACATTGGTACGGCTGGTACAAAAGTTGGAGGACGTGGAGGATCTGCCAGGAACGTTCACTTTTCAGAGGCGGCTTTTTATCAGGACACTGAGCTTATTACTGCTGAAGAAATCATTTTAGCAACGTCTCAGCAGGTTCCGCAGGATAAAGGTATGATTTTTATCGAATCTACTGCTAACGGTGAGGGTAATTTTTACCACTCAGAATGGGAAAGAGCCAGTAGCGGAAAGAGCTCTTATAGTACGAGATTTTTTGGTTGGCAAGAATTTTACACCAAGGAGTGGGTTGAAAAGAAGAGACTTGAGTTCCCAACAGACAAGATGTGGATGCAGGAATATCCAAGTACACCAGAAGAGGCGTTTATAACATCTGGGTCTCCATATTTCGACGTTGCTAAATTAAATGCAATGCTTAAAAAGGCCCCTATACCAGAAGAATTTGGAATTATATTATCAGACGGACATTTCTCGTTCGCTACATCAGCAAGATAAAATGGCAGACAAAGAAGAAATAATCAATCCATACAAAGAAGGAGAAAGTTATCCTTGTAGAGTTTATCGCAAGCTTGATATAAACGAACAACTTGTTATGTTTGCTGACCCAGCCGACTCACAAGACTTTTGTGCCGCTGTTGCCTTTAGCAAGAAACATTTTGATTTCCCTATAGTATTTAATGAAGTGATGGAGTCTTCTCAGTTTGGATATGAACTCATGAACCTTGGAAAATATATCCAAGTAAGAACAAACCTTTGGCCAAAACTCGCCGTTGAAAGAAATACTGGACAGGCAACTATTTTCGTACTTCAACAGAATAATTATCCAGACATGTTTAGGATGGTTGACTTTTCCTCTCAGTCCGTACAAGAAAAGGGGCACGTTGGTTGGACAACCACAGGACATATCTCTGGGGGAGAATTAAAAGGAACTAGGAGAAAAATGTTAGACGACCTTGCATTGGCAATTAAGCAAGGTAAGTTAAAGATATATGATAAACAGCAAATAGATCAGTTAAAGTCTTTTGTGATTGTTAAGGGTCGCGCGCAGGCTCGAGCGAAAAAACATGATGACCTGGTAATGGCTACCGCGGGAGCATGGCAGGTTGCGCAGGTTACGCCAGATACAGACTTTGGCGAGTTTGAACCAGAGCGCATGAGGTCTCATAGAGAAAAATGGAGGTTTAAGTAATGGCAAAAAAAACAACCAAAAAGAAAGTCATTAAAAAGGATCTTAAGAAGTCTGTATATGAAAGAGAGTCCCAAAATAATGTTCGGGTCTTCTCTGATATAATTAAACAAACTCGTCCAGAAATATATGTTCTTATGGACTTGTTGGAAAAAACAAAAATTAACCATCTCGTTCTTTTTCAGGTTATAAGACATCTTCACAATTTAACCATGGGAAGCAAGTACGGGAAAGTTACCGTAGAAGTTCAGGATGGTATTGTGTCTTTTGTTCGAGGAGAAGAGGCAACAAAAATGAACGAAAACTTAATTTTACCAACCGAAGAAGAAACGCTAAAAAAGGCTTTAAGGGACTAATATGCTTTCTTTATATATTTAGTAAGTTAAAATGAGTACATAAATGGCTACAAAAAGGAAAACTAAAAAACAGGAAAAGGCGGATCTCTCTATGACAAGAAGGAAAGAGGACCTTTCTTGGCAGGAAGTACACATGCACTACCAAGACGGTTTTGATGAGACAGAGAAGAGGGCAACCGGAAAAGGAAGAATTGGTTCAATTTCGTTTGATGAGGCTGATGAGCTCTTTAGGTCTTACTTAGATGAGGACAATTGGCCATATGACGCACTGTTATTTGACCCACGTGTTTTTACCTTTATTTTTGAAAAGACATCTAGACTTATAGCAAGTAAGCCAAAAGCAAGACTGGTTCCAAGAGAAGGAACAGACATGTTGGCCGCAAAGGTTAACAGCGCTCTTCTTGACTACCAATGGGACAATGCTACAAGAGGTGGCACAATGCTATCAAAGTGGGCATTGATGGACATAAACGCACGTAAGTACGGAGCATCTTTTGCCTTAAACAAATGGAGATACGAATTAGACTCTAAAGGAAAAGTTGTTTTTGATGGTCCTGACATGGAGGTTTTAAACAACCGAGACATTTCTCACGACATGACCGCAACATCTATTGAAGGATGTAATTGGTT